AAATAATCCAAATTTCTTTTTGGGTTTAGGAGGTAATAGTGCTGAAATAGGTACAATATCTTGGCATAATACTTTCATCTCTGAATTAGGATGAAAGACAAAACCTTTCTGTTGTAGCTCTGCACATTTTAAAGCTCGAACTAATTCATAGTCAAGCCTCATTTTCTCCTCTTGTCTTTTAGCAATAGATCTACATTGTTTTAAAGATTCTCGATCTAACGGAACCATAAAGTTAAGCTGGAATCCCCAGTTCTCTCCTTTAGTGTAGCTCTCTTGCCTAAGACCTCCTACATCATCATTCCATGTTCTAGGTTCTGTATGATTACCCATATAGAATGGTGAGAAGGTCATCGTACTCCCGTTGCAGCTTATGTTAGGACCAAAGTATTGTCTACTTTGAGCTCCATTGTTCTGGAATTGGACGGCTTGATTTGTGACATTTCCAGTCGCTGCTGCTACAGGATTAGATGTATTGTTCGTCTCGCCTTCGGCGTAAACAGGACTTCCTATTGAGAGAAGACCGATAAGGAAGTAGTAGTAGCGTTTGTGGTGATGTTTCTTGTTACATCTATTTGCTCTATTACTCCTGCAGCTCTGGTAACCGTTTCTAGCTGAAATGCATTTCCAGCTGTTTGAATATCGAATACCGTATCTGTTGCTGTTATTCCTCCAGAAGTTGCGGAGGTTGCGGTAACATTGCTTCCAGTCCAACTGTCCAGCTTGCCGCCAAACACCTGAGTCTGAATTGTTTCTGTTACAGTCTGTGTTGTTGTTGTCGTACTGTTCATCGACCCCTGAGTAAACTGAGGCGTGACAGTATTTGCTCTTGCTATGCTGGGTGATAACAGAGCTAAGAGTATGAGCCATTTTTTCATACTTTTGGTTTGTCAATTTTTTTACTCATTGGGCAGTTTACTGGACCTTTACTACCACCATTTTTACCGGTAGTCAAACCGAATGTTGCAAGTGCTCCCGTAAAAACGCTGGCGACGAACGTGATATCGCTGTTGCCAGATTTTTTTACCATCGGTATATCTACGTAGTTCATTGTAATAATAAATCCTGACCACACTACCACGCCTAATCTAACGAAAGTTCCAAGTATTTCTATTTGATGTTCCTTATCTTCAGCAACATCTTTAAGTTTACCTATTAGTCCTTTTTTTTTGTCTTCTTCTGGTGGTTTTCCTTCCATTTGTTTATTTTACCTTGAATGAATTTTTGTAGTTTCTTCTTTATCTGATCAAAGAATGGTGTAGCTAAGGTGGTTGTTGCTACTGCTGCCACAGCTGCATAAGTTGCAGTTGCTACTATTTCAGCAGTTGGCAGAGGTAATTGTATATCTAAAACAGGTATATCTAGTTTAGGTGGTGGTGGAGTTTCAGTTTCAGTTTTTATTTCTTCCGTACCTTCTGGACGTTCAAGATCGCTAGGTGGAACAAATATCATTTTATATGATGGAACGTCAGCTGTAGGTAGAGGGATGGATATTGTTTCGTATGTCTGTGTATCAGGTAGTACTATGGTGGGTAATTCCATTAATCAGCAGCTTCTGCTGTATTTCCCTCTGCTACCCAAGCAAGGTACTCTTGGTAGTCGGTGTTTCCTTCGTCAAAAGGAACTGACCATATAGTCCCATCTTCAGTTGTTTTTTGAATAGCTGGAACCTCACCATCTTTATCTTTTTTGAGTAGTTTGTATTTAATAGTCATAATTAAAGCTCCGCAGAAAAAGACATAGTGGCATCATTAGCACCATTGTCACCAAATTCACCTATTTGTCCCGTAGTTAGACCCGAAGCAGTAGAACGAATATAAAGAGAACGTGTATGTGATCTAGTAATTTCAATACTACTTAAGGAAGATGCACTTTGACCCGAAGAATTATAACCTACAAGTCTAAAAGTACCAGTTGTTGATAAACTTGGACTCGCTCTCATAACTTGTGGTAATTGAAATACAGTTTCTGCACCTGTTGCACTATTAGCAAAACCAATACCAAAATTAGAATAAGCTACACTTGAAACCCATTTATAAAAGTATCTCTGACATAAAGCAAGCTCCTGTGCATATGACCTGTGTTCAAAATCTGTTGCTACGCCTGACCCAGTATGATCTACTTCTAATTGAACTCCTGTTATTAACCATTCATTTGCTGTATTACCACCTACGTTTACTCCATGTTGTGCAGATAATTTTGCGTTTGAATAAGTTTCCCAAGCTGTACTAATTGAACCACTTGTGAAAGTAGAACCCATTGTTAAAGCAAAGTTAATTTGCAATCCAGCACCATTATCATCATTAATGACACCTGAGGTATCTGCTGGAATAGTAATAGTTTTTCTTTCCCAAGTGTCAGGATTGTTTATAGTATAAGTTCGAGCATATAATTTTGAAGAGTTATCTCTTTGTTCAAAAGAAACTGCATAAGTACCTGTTAGGTTTGACCTGACATAAAAACTAAGAACTAATGGCTTTGCTCCTGATGTACCATAAGCTAAACTTTGTAAATCTTGTGCTTCAATATTATAAGCCAAAAGCACAAATTCATTGGCAGCAGTTGAGGTATCAGCAGCCGTACAATCTATTTTAAGACTTTTATAAAAACCATCTGGAGAGGTAGTAGATTGTGTCATAGAAAAATTAGCAGCAGTATTTTCTCTTTTAAACTTAAATCTATCTACAGCAAAAGTACCGTTTACACCAGCATTACTATCACTATGTTCATTTACTTGCATAGCTCCGTTGATTATCAAATTTCTGTTACTTAAATTATTAGTTATATTCGCTGTACATGTTCCATCGCTTGCCAACGTTATGGCATCGCTTGATGCGGAATTGGAACGGATTCCGTCTACTTTTAAAGTACTCATAATGTAACCTCCTTAATCTGAGCATCTGTGGGTTTTGTAAGACTAGGATGATTCCATGATTTTATAAATGCTCCCTTCCCATCAGAAAGGTCAGTAAGGTGAATAGTTCCTGTATTAATATTAAAATCTGCTTCACTTAATGAAGGATGAATTTTTAAAATTCTTGCTACTAAAGTTCCGTCTGTAATCATGGTAATTCCCTCACCCAATATGCTTCAAAATGAGTTTTATGTACATTATCTCCCTCTATATTTTCAGTACCACCTCTATTATGCCAAACCTCCAGAGAAATATAATCCGAACTTCCATTTAGTTCAATTAATCCAGAAGCTTGACTAGTCCACCAATCTTGTTTGTCAATATGAATTATGTCCCTAATTTGTCCTGTTGTATTCTTATTGATAAAAGTTTGATAATAAGCGTTGTTAGTAGATGAACTACTGGTGTTCCATAGTACTTGTGCTTTTACCCAATAAATACCAGCAACATTTGGTGTAAACCTTCCATTAGAGGTGTCATATGCTCCACCAATATCGAATACTTCTGTGTTACAAACTACCGCAGTTGTAGTAGAAGTAGCTATTGCATTATCAGCACTAATATATGCTAAAAAAGAGTTTCCATAATTTGAAGGAACTATATTTCCATCAGCACTTCCATCAACAGTTAATGTCCTATTAGAAGCAGGGTTACTGGATGGTGCAGCGATACTTACGCTATTACCACCCGAATGTTTTAATTTTAATGAACTCATCCTACTATCTCCGTTAGGGTAATTGTTGATATTCCTCTAACATAAGAATTATCATCTGCATCATTTCTAGGTCTGTTAACGCAGAATGTTCCACCATTTCCTCCGGGGTCATTAAACTGAATATTATATGTATGTGGACCTGTTGCTCCGGGTGTATCTAAAAATGTAAGTGATTCAGAATCTATATGTTTAGTAGTCTCATTATAAGCACCACTACTTCCTGAAACTCTTGTTCTGTTTCCATCAGCAGCTCCTCTAGCTAAAGCATTATCTGAACTACTTGTATTTCTATTCAACCACCAACCCATCTGGTTATGCATATCAGCATAAGCAGTTTTAAGAGAAACTTGTATAAGAACTTTGTTAGCTGAGTTACCTAAAGTTATTGTTGCTGCAAGACCAGTAACTGTATATGTGGTAGTACCACTTGTTGTTTGACTATAAGCAGTATCTAATACATCACTAACTGTTTGTATAACAGTTCCAGTTGATAAAGCAGTATTAGGAATACCACCTTTTATTAGACCTGTTACAGTTCCATCTCCATTAATTGTTATTGCCATAATTTTAAACGATTGTCCATGTTTCTCCAGAGCCAACCGTTACAGTTACTCCGTTGTTAATTGTTATAGGTCCAAAGGAACCGGCGTTGTAGTTATTAGTAATGGTATAGTCCGCAGTAACTGTATTCGAGTTTTCCCAGAACACTTTATCGCTTCCTCCTCCTGTGGCTCCAGCTGCTGCTTCACCCCATGAGATGTCTGTACCGTCGGAAACTAAAGTCTGTCCAGAGCTACCGACCGTTAAAGCTGCTGGGTTTCCTGATGAATCTCCATATATTATTTTACCTCTAGCTAATCCTGCCATCTTAGCAAGAGTAACTGCATCATCAGCAACTTTAGCTGTAGTAACTGCATCGTCTGCAATCTTAGCGGTTGTAACCGCACCACTTGCAATCTTAGCTGCACTAACTGTACCATCTCCCGGTGTAGGAATACTTACAGCAGAACCACTCTGGACTATAAATACAGAGTCTCCACTAGCTAAGTTAGCACCAAATATAATAGTATTAGCATCAACTAAAGCAAACCCTTCTGCCGGAGCAGACGTGCCTGTATTAGCTTTTTGGACAACACCATTAATACTTACAAGTAGTTGTGCTGCACTTGTTACACTAGCAGCAGAACCTGAGTTACTGCTTTCACGTAAGTCATATGTAGCAATGCTACCATTTAAGGTAGGTGCTCCACTACCACCAGCTGGACATAAAAATAGATATTTAAAATCTCCAGTAGATGTTACTTCACCCCAAGATGAGCCATCATAGACCTTCATCTTGTTAGCAGTTGTGTCAAATACTAAATCACCTTCATCATTATTAGATCCGGGTTCTCCAGCATTTACACGATAACGAGCATTAAAATCATTAATATCATCAGAAAGTTGTTTAACATCAGTCTCAGCTGCTAAGAGTTTATGGTAATTATATGTATTACTAGATCCAGTAGATGAAACCATTAGACCTACACCTGAGGCTAAAGTTTCACTATATAGACTAGATGGGAAATTATTGATTGTTACGTTATCTGATCCATTACCTGCCGTCCTTGCAGTAGTAGATACACCACTACCATTAACTACAATACCAGCTGCATCGGAAATACTAATTACAACACCTGAACTAGGTTGAGATGTTGGAAAGTTATCTTCATCTGCTATAACTTCTAATCCACCAATAGGTGCAATCTGTGCTGCAACATAGTCTACCACAGCTCCAGAGGTTGGAATGTGGGAGTCACTATCAGATATAGTTGTTTGTTCACAACCTATCTTAGCAATACTAATTGCATCATCAGCTATCTTAACTGTTGTTACGTTAGCGTCAGTAATTTTAGATGTAGTTACTGAGTTAGAAGCAAGCTTTGCATCTGTAACCTGTGATCCAGCTATGTGAGCTGTGTCAATAGATCCATCAACGTAATGTTCAGAGTCTATACTGTCATCAGCTATTTTAGCTCCTGTTACTGCATCAGCTGCAAGTTTAATTGTAGCAATCGCACCATGAGCAATTTGATCTGTCCCTGCTGCTGAGTTAGCTAGTTTTGCTGTTGTAACTGATTGATCAGCCAGTTTAGCTGTAGTTACTCCATCTGTAGTACCTGTACTATCTGCAATTTTAGCAGTTGTAATTTGAGAATCAGCTATATGAGCAGTATCAATAGAACCATCAACATAATGTTCTGAATTAATAGAATCATCTGCTATCTTAGCTCCAGTAATTGCGTCAGCTGCAATTTTAGCTGTAGTTACATTCAAATCTGTAATCTTAACAGTAGTTACTGCATCAGATGCTAAA